CTGCCGGCGCCCATGCTCGCCAGGAACGTCGCGAGGTCCTGCGACGTCTTCAGAGACTGACTCGCCAGGTTCTGCTCGACGGTAATCTGATTGTTGTAGGCCGTCGTGACGCCCTGGATGACCGGATAGGCCATTGCCGCGGCCAAAGCGCCGAAAGCGGCGACAGCGCCAAGCGTGCCGAGGTTCAGGCCGCCCATGCGATTGGTCAGGACCAGCAGCGAACCGGGAATGCGCGAAAAGTCGCCGCTGGCGATCTCGCGGCCCAGCACGATGATTTCGCGGGTGACGCCGGCCGTGCCGACGGACAATCCTTGCTGAGCCGCGGCGGCATTCGTCGAGGCCGAGCCCATGCGGGTGGTGGCGTCGGCGTGCGAAGAAGCGGCAGATGCGCCGCCCGTCAGTTCCGCATTCAGCTGCGCCACGCTCGCGGCGAAGCGCTGATTGATGCCGACCGCCGCGTCACCAACCTGGTTGAGCGCGCCAGTGCGGGAGATCGCCGCATCGATCGCCGCCTGCTCCTGGCCGCGCACGATGACCATATTCTTGATCATCTCGTTCAGCTGGATGCGCTTCTGCGCTTCCTGCTCGAATGCGCCGGCTGCCGTGGTCGTCGCCGCGGCTTCCTGCGTCACTGCCTGCTGCGATGCTGCGCGGGCGCTCGTGACGTCCGAGATAGCTGCCTTCAGCCGGGCATATTGCTGCATGAAGGCATCCGCACCGGTGGCGGCGTCTCCTGCATCAATTCCAAGACTGAGGACGATATCGGACATCACTTCTCCGGCGAGCGGGCTCTGAGGATTTTCATGAGGGCGGCATCGGCGGCGCGGATCATCCGGACGAGGACGTCGAAATCCTCATCTTCGATGCCGTGCCGCCGCGCATAGCGGTCGATGGATGACCAAGGGATCGGGGATATGCCGCTGAAGGATGGCGGCCGATCCGTGGAGAGTTCTTGAAACGCCCGGTAATATTTCTCGACGCCGGGCGTCGGCTTGGGCCGGTGAAGAATGGGATTTCCCTTGTCGAGGGGGTCATCCACCAGCCATTTGCGGAAAAGCTCTATGTCCTCGCCGTATTCTTCTTGCCATTCGACGAGGCCGACGAGTTTTTTTCCGTGGCCTTGGTCGCGGCCTTGCGATAATTGGCGGCGTTCATGGAGAACGTCACGACGCGGCCGCGCAGATCCTCGAATTCCTTGTCCAGCAGCATGGCCTCGGCCAGCGCGGGCGAATAGGCCACCTCGGTCTCGTCATTGGGATCGACCAGGCCGGTGATGCCGCCCCAGCCGACCAGCACGCCGCCGGCGATGCCCTTGACCATCAGGCCCTCGGATTCTTCGTCGGTGAGCTTCACGCCCAGCTCGATCTTGTCGCGGTAGGGCTCGCGCAGCTGCTCCAGCAGCGCAGCATGCTTCTTGTTGCCCCAGCGGGCGACCAGGAAATAGGCGCCGTCGCCCAGGTCCATCTTGGCGCCGCTCACCGTCGCATCGACGTTAAGGGCGAATTTCTTCTTGAGGTTCAAAGCCATTTGTCGGGGTTCCTTTGTCGGGGAGTCGGAAATTGTCGGGGCGGAAGAAACGGGCGGCCGGCGCCCGACGCGCCGGCCGCCGCTCGGGCCGAAGCCCTACCGAGCTTTCGCCCGGGTCACGCGCCGTAGGAGGCGATGCGGTTGATGCGCATCTGCTTGCCGGAAACGCTGTCGTACTGGGTGGTGAAAGTGCCGGTCAGCTTGTAGTCCTGGTTGATGCCTGAGACGGGGGTCTTGGCATCGGTGAACCGGCCCGCCGGCATATCGACCGCGTAGGCATTCCCGGCGGCGTCCTTCAGGACGAACCATAGGCTGGACTGCGTACCGGCCAGGAACTTCGAATAGATGCTCTGGCCCTGGGTCGCGGACATATAGATGCCGAACTGCAGGGTGGCATTGAATTGGCCGTCGCGGACGTCCGCATCGCCCAGCACGCCCAGCGCCATAACGTCGCCCAGGTTGTTCTTGATCATCAGGGTGGCGTCGCTCATCTTGCCGGACGCGACGCCGGCCTCGTTGATGCGGACCACGCTGGTCACCGCGTTCATGATGCTGTTGTTCGGCGCCGCGATAGGCGTGCCGGTGCTGGCGGTCGCGGTGCCGGTGGAAACGCTCATGCCCTTCCAGGTCGTGGTCGCCTCGAGGATCTGGCCGGGCGTCATCTTCAGCTGGAACTGGTCCGGATAATGCCCGGTGAATTCGCGGGTGAAGCTGATGTCTGGGTGGTCTTCCTCGACGGTGAAGCTGTTGCGCGTCACGCCATTGGCGATGGTGTCTCCCCACAGCAGGCGGATGGCTTTTCCCGCGCCCGCGTCGGTGGTCCAGCCGGTGGGCAGGTTGTCGCAGGTCAGCGCGTGTGCGGCGATGCCAGTGATGCGGACATAGTCGTTATTGGCCGCGGTGGCGAACTGATTGGCCGCCTGCGAACCGCCGACCTTGACCACCAACCCGACCGACAGGCCCAGCGTGGTGAAATCGAGCGTGGTGCTGGCCAGGCCGGTCGAGGTCGCGGTGATGTCGCCGGAAGCGCCCTCGTAGCCGATCACCTTCAGCGTCTTGCCCGCGCCGGCGGTTTCCGCCGTGCTGGGCGCCGTTGCGGTGGTGATGGTGGTCCCTGTCGAGGACGAGGCCTTGAACACACCGTCATTGCCCGAGTTGGTGAAGCCCGAGGCATAGAGCAGCATATTGGCCAGAACCGCCGCGCCGCCCGAGGGCACGGTGAAGACGTTCGGGGTGCCGGCGGTAACGGCCACATTCGAGAAATTGGTCGTCTGGTTCCAGGTCGCCGCGTCCTGAAGGGTCGCCGCCAGGATCGGATCTGCGACCCCATAGGCGAATTCATAGACCAGCGTTCCGCCCGGCTTGCGGTCGGTCAGGATATTGTCCTGCACGGTGCGATCGGTGCGGATGCCCTGGCTCACGGTGAAGGTCTGATTGGCTTCCAGCGCGCCACTCTTGGCGGTGATATTCTGGAACGCGACCGCGGGGATCTGGTTCTGCGTCGCCTCGACGGCGTAGCGGAATTGGGTCTGCGAAGTGTTGCTGAAGGACATTTTCTCGGCTCCTTGATGCGCTTACGGCAAGGCGGGAGCGTCCGTCGGGAGACGCTGGGTAAGGCCGAGCCGAAGGGCGCGGCAATTGCTGGGGGATTGGTCTGAGGCCTGGATCAGGCGTCGTAGTCGTACCAGAAGCGGATGACCGCGGCGGCGGTGTACCAGGATGCGTCTTTAGGACTATTGGCGGCCGGCGTCGCATAGGAATTGAAGAACAGCAGGTGGCCGGCGCCGCTGGTATCGAGGGCGTGGCCGCGAAAGACCTGCGCTGCCTCGTCGAGCAGCTGCGAAAGCGCTGCCTTACCTTGGCCTGCCTGCACCGCTGCGGTGATGATCACCTGGCCCGGAATGCGCCAGCGGCGCGTGCCGTTGTTGGCGGTCGAGATCTGGCCCAGCCCGGGCTGCTGGATGACGCGCAATTCGACCCAAGGGCCGCCATTCTGAAAGCCGGCGCCGATATCTGCTGCGTTCAGATTATGCGGGTCGAAGGCGACGTTTTCCCATGCCGTCGGCGTGGCCGTCCATGCCGCTTGCCACATGGCGATGATTGAGGCGTCGATATCCTCGGCGGGGATCGCGTTGGTCATGAAAAGGCACCGATCAGAAGGGGATCGCCGCCATGCTCTGGTCGGCCAGGAACTGCCAGGAATAGCCGGGCGCGAAAGCCGACTGGATCATCGCCGCGGCCAGGCCGAAGGGCTCGACATGGCTTTCGACATCCTCGGCATAGGGCACCGCGTCGGCGATGTAGACTATCTGGAACGCTTGGATGCTGGCCAGGGAATCGACCATTCCGTCGACATCGGCAGGCGGGTAGGGATTGGGGTGGATCGGCCAGGGGCCGGGATTGTCGGGTGCTGCTGTGTCATCGGGTGCGCCGACGGCCACGGTTACCGAGGCGCGGAACTGGCCGGACCAGTAATCATTCGGCTGCTTGTCGTTCCAGGTCGCCTTGGCGGTGACGATCGCCTCGGCGGCGGCGCGGGCGACCTCGAGCTGCGCTGCGACGACGGCCGGCTTGACGACCTTTTCCATCCAGTCATGGCAGGCGGCCTCGAATTCTTCGGCGGTTGTGACGGTGACGCCCATGGCGCTCCTAGAACAGGAGCGCGGCGGCTCCCGAGACGGCGATCAATACGAAGATCCAGCCGGGCGCGGCGCTCTCGCGTTTGGGCGCCTCGATTTCGGGGAAAACGACAGCCGGCGGATGTGGCCGTTCCCAGTGATAGGACTTGTCCGCTTGGACCCGAGAGCCTGCCCCCATTCTCACGGCGCCCTTCCTCGGGCTCATGTGAAAATCCCGCTCATAGGCCAGGACTTCCTCGGCATAGATCCGCATGAAGCGCTCGGCCTCAATCTCCCCCGCCCGCTCAGCAACCTCGGCCCGGTGCTGCGCCAACTCGTCGTTGAGGTCGTTCTGCGTTGCGTGCCATCTTCCATCGCCTTCGGCGGCGAATTGCCGGCGGGCGTGGTCTTCGACAAGGGCGCGAATGGCGTGGCGGGATAGCTGGGTGGTCGACATGGCGCGAATTATGCGCCAATCGCCGGAAAACCGCCAGATTATCGCGCTTGGACGTCGAAGACCGCGATATCGGTGCCGGCATATTCCGGCTTGCAGGCGATCACCGAGCGCGCGACGCCGTCGATGATGATCTGATCGGTCAGCGACGGTTGCGGGATCTCCCGGCCATCCTCGGACAGCGGCGACAGCATGACGCGCAGGTCCGCGATCTTAACCACGCCGTTCGCCATCATCGAAGCGTCGTAGCCGCTGATCAGCGCCTTCACCGGATAGTCGGTGGTGGTGCGCGTCGGGTTCGGCCCGCTGCCGGTGGTGATCTGGCGGTACGTCAGCAGCTTGCCGATCAGGCGGATGACCGTCTGGTAATGCTTGATGACGCTGTCCGACAGGAGGGTGGTCTGCTGGATCGAGCAGCGCCAGCCCAGGTCCGACAGCTCGGCCGCCGTCATGAAATACTGGCGCCCGAGGTCGTCGGTGACGAGGTCCGCGACCTCCATGGTCAGGTCGGGCACGGCGGGCAGCAACATCCACCAGTGCGGCGTCGACGGGCTGCCCGCGATGTCCTCAAGCGGGGCGTTGCCGCGCGTGCTTTCCACCAGGATCGAGGCCGGCCAGCCGACGGCGACCGGGTTTGTTCCGCCCTGAGTGATCGACACCACCCGATTGCACCCCACCGCCAGGATCGGCAGCAGCGGCTGCTTGGCCGCGATGAAGAACGTCCCGGGCGCGCCGACCAGATAGTCGCCGACATTGACCTGGCTGCCGTCCAACACCGCTTGCCATGTTGCCTGCCCGTAGGTGTTTGGCTTTCCATAAGCGTAGGAGGTGGTGAAGCTGGCCGACAGCTGCGCGGTCGCATTGGCCGGGTCGATCGGGTTCAGCGCGCCGTTCGGGCGATAGCCCTGGAACGGCAAGCCGGTATGCGCCGCCGCTTTGCCGAGCCCCTTGTAGACCAGCGATTGGAGGCGGGTGCCGTCCATCAGTGAGTGACCTTCGGAGCCCGCTCCGCGCCCAATTCGGCAGCCCAAAAGCCGTCGATGGACGGAAAATAGCGGTGCGCGATGTCGATGGTCACTCTCATTGCGTTCAGAGGCGCGACGCTGACGGCGGTCAGGGCGTCCAGCGCACCATAGGCAACCTCATCACCTTGCCCGATGCAGCACCAGCGGCCGACGGATATTTCGCAGGCATCGCCAAAGCTGTTGCAGCGGAATACGCGCCCTGGACGCGCCAGAATGAGGTCCGAATCGTGCTCGGGAAACTCACCCTCTTTGATAACGGGCTTCATGCCTCGCGCGACATGCGCCTGCCAAATCGCCGCGACGATCTCGATGGGCTCCTCGCCGCCGGAAATGACCTTTGCCGCATCATCGATGGCAAACCGCACAAGCGCTGCCCCAGCGATGCCAACCATCCAGCCATGCAGCGGAATCCACTTCTGCATGACGACCGGATGGCGCCAACCGAAGCCGTTCTGCAAGACGGTATCAGCGCCAATCCACGTCGTCTCGCCATCGGTATAGGCCATGCAGAGGGTCATGCGTCGGGGTCCTCGGTGTCGATCGTTGTGTGACAGCGGCAATTCGGATGCGCGGCGGGCGCAGGCAGGCCGCCAGGGAAAAACTCATCAATGCCGACCTTCACGCCGTCCAACGGGCCGCAAATCGAGCAGACCCGTTCGTCGCCGGCCGTGTTCCAGGTCTTGGTGACTCGGTAATTGGTCTGGCGCTTCATCTGGCCACCGGCGAGCACTTGACCCAGCTGCGCGCCGCTCCATAGGGCATCCGATGCGATGATTGCCGAGCGCTCCTCGATTACACCCTTGGCGCTCTTCCGCGCCGCCGTTACCAGCGCCGCGTCGCTCGATCCGGTCGACGCCATGCTGGCCAGCGTCGTCAGGATCGGCGAAATCTGGTTGGCGTTCAGCCCGGCCAGTTCCTGCATGATGCCGTCGCGCGCCTCGGCGGAAATGCCGGCCGATTGCGCCCAGGTCACCACCTGGTTGACGGCCTTTTTCGTCGACGCCACCAGATCCGCCACCATCTTGTCGCGCTGAGCGCGCTGGGCGTTGACAGTGGCGGGGTCGAGGCTGTCGAAGCCGAGATAGACGGCCTTTGCCGCTTCGTCGCCGGCCGTGGTCGCGGCATCGAGCGCTTGTCCCAGCCGATCAGCGAATTCCGACCAGGTGCTGGGCATCCAATAGAGCATGAGCGTCATACGCGGCTGCAGGAACAGCATCGCCGCAGCGACCGCCTTCTCGACCTGGCGCTGGCGCTTATCGGCTGCCGCCTTAGCCGCGCGCTGGTCGCTGGTGAGCACCATGATCAGCTGCGCGTGACGGTGTTGCCGCCCTGAAGCATAGGCCCAGGCGCCACGCCGAGGAACGAGCACAGCTCCAGCCTGGCGTAGCGGTATAAAGATTTGCGCTCGGCGAGTTCCTGCGGGTTGCGGGTCCAGATGCCAGCGACGGCGGTGTCTTGGTTGGCGGTTGTGCCGTAGATCGCCTGTTCCAGCGTAGCCAAATTGGCGAGGTGGATATTGATCAGCGTGGTCTCGTTCTCGGGCCGCAGGTTGGTGAGGATGCTTTCCAGCGTCTCCCACACGCCGGGCAGCGTCCAACCATACGAGAAGTCGCGCGAGGCATCGACCGTATGGTTGGCGCCGACCTGCGGATAGCCGGCATAGCGCCGGACGTCAGCCAGCTGCTGATCGGTAAGGGCCATTTACTCGGCCGGCTCCCAGCCGCCCAGGCGATAATTCTCGACCTCGGCCGGATGGACCGTCGCGGTATGGGGCTCGGAATAGGCGTCGGGATCGCGCACCATCTGCACGAATTCGACGATTTCCTCTTCGGGCTCGATCGGCTGCTCGTCGATCGGCGGCGCGGCGTTGTCAGAACCATCATCCGTCACGGTGTCGCCGTCGACGGGAGTCATCTCGACGCCGGTTCCTTCGAAGGCCTGCTCGGCGGATACGGCCGGGGCCGGAGCTTCCGATGCGGGCGCATCGGGGGCCAGTTCGCCGCTGGCGGGCACCGGTTCGGCGGCGCGGCTGTCGGGCGCGGAAGCCTCCTCGGCCTTCGGGGCCAGGGTGAGCGTCGCCTGCTTCTTGGTGGTCTTGGTCTCGTCGGACATTGTCGGGGTTTCCTTCTGTTCGGCGGCGGGGCTGTCGGGCGCCCCGCAGCCTGGGTTAGCCCAGCAGGATCGCCGAATGCTCCGGCTTGATATTCGACGCGCCATAGGCGATCGAAATTTCGTACCGGACGCGGCGATACTGCTTGTACATGGCCACTTCGAAGGCCAGGCCGGAACGCGGATCGGTCAGCATCATCCGATCGTCGGCCATATCGCCCTCTACCGGCAGGGCCGGCGCGCGGGTGGCCAGCACCAGGGCGGCGCGGGCGAAGGCCAGATTGGCGGTGAAGCTGCCGCCGACGGTGACGGCGGTGCCGCTGTTGATGGCGGTCCGCAGGCCGGGCGCGGCGATCACCACATTGCCGCCGGTCAGGGCGGTGGTGACCAGGTACTTGTTGGTGTCGCCGGCGAAGGTGATGAAGTTGCCGGCGAGGATCGTGCCGGTGCCGGTCTGGACCGGGATGGTGGTGGCGCCCTTGGCCAGCGCGCCGTTGGTGACGTAGTTGGCGCCAGTGCCGGCGGTGACGGTATTGACGCCGGCCGACTCACGGATGTTGAAGCCGTCCAGCTGGAGCAGGGTGCCCTGGGCGCGGAGCTCGGTGGTGCCGGCTTCGTTGGCCTTGGTCAGCTGCGCCAGGCTGCGCATCTTGGTGCCGGCCGTGGTGTTGATCACCAGCTGCATGTCGGACAACGGCGCGCCGTTGTCGGCCAGGATCTGGCGCATGTTGGCGGGATCGGACAGGTCCGAGGCGAACGGCGTGGTGCCGGCGGTCCCGTAGGCACGCGAGGCGCTGACCGCCAGACCGCCGACGAAGCTGTCGATCTCGTTGGTCAGGGTGCGGAACGCCTGGGCGATCTGGTTGGTCCGGATGTTGTTGTAGCCCGGGCCGGAATTGACGCCCTTCTGCTCCTCGCCGGTCCAGCGGAACGGCACGGTGCGCGCCTTGGTGATGACGATCTGGTTGTTGCCGATCGTCTGGTCTCCGTCATCGGGCGGCAGCTGGCCGGGCGAGATGTCCTCGGCGGCGGCGGCCGGCGCGACGAAGCTGCGCACGACCTGGTTCAGCGCGGCGCGGTCGGCGCTGGCGTCCAGGGTTACGGAAGGGATGAAGCCCACGAGTTCGCGGGAAACGACGTCCAGCGCCTCGAACAGGTCGGGCACCAGGCTGGTCAAAGTATTGGCCATGATGATCTCCAGGGAATGGAAAGGGGATTTCGCGGTGCGTCATCCGACGCGAGCGCCCCTCCCCATCCAGGGAGACAGGCCAATGAGACGCAGGGGGTTGGGCTGGCGTCTCAGCAGCTTTTCGGGTTTTGCGGGTTAGTCGGTGACCTTGCCGCCGTCCTTGAGGAAGGCGCGCTGGGCGTTGGGGTCCATGCCTTCGAACTGCTGGCGATTGGCGGTCTTGGCGCCGCCGGCGCCGCCGGAACCACCCGCGCCGCCGCCCGAGGCGCCGGAGCCCTTCACGATCTGGTCGCGGAAGGGATACGAGGCGACGATGGTGGACAGGGCTTCGTCGAGGTCGGCGATTTCGCCGGGGTTTTGCCGGCTGAAGATGCGCTGGCCGTTGGCGTCGTAGCCGACCACACGGCCATCCTCGACCTTGAAGTGGCTGCCGAACGTCGCGCGCACCATCGGGGCGGGCACAGCGAGGTTGTCGGCGATGAATTTGGAGCCGCTGAAGGCATAGCCGATGGTCATGTCGGTGAGTTTGTCCGCCAGGCCGTCGCGCTCTTCCACGACCGGCTTGTACTTGGCCTCAACCTGCTCGAGTTGCTGCTGGAAGGCGGTCTTGGCCTCGTCCTTGACCCGTTGGACTTCGCCGGCATCGATCAGCTGCTTGCTGTCGAGATTCTGGAAGGTCTCCAGCGCCTTACGGGCGGCGGCCGGGTCCAGGCCCTCGAACACTTTCAGCTGCTCCAGCGCCTCTTCCTTGGCGACGCGATGCGTCTTGGCTTCGGCGTTGAGTTGCGTGATCTTGGCGACGGTCGCATTGGCGTCGAACGGGCTTTCGCGCCCGTCGTCGTGGATGTAGACGGGCATTCCGTTCTCGATCACGGCATGGCCCTGATCGTCGATTTTCAGCTTCATGGGCATGGTCATCCGACCCTTCTGTTGTGCCGATCCCGGCAGTTGCACCCCTTCGCGTCCGCGTCAGGGCAGGAAAAGCCGCTCGGTGGCGGCGAAATGAACGGGTGTCAGGCGTCGTCGGCGGGCGGCGTCGGGGCCGGCGCGGGCGTGGGGGCTGCGCCAGGCGGTGGCACGGCTCCAGGCGGAACGGACGCGGGCGGCGGAGGCGGCGGCGGGTTTTCCGCCTTCTCGGCCTTGATCTTGGCCTTCTCGTCGTCCCAGGACTGACCGGCCGGGATGATGTCGCGGCGCTTGAGGCCGTCGAACACGGTCTGTTTCGAGACGTAGCCGGCGCCCTGGGCCTTCATCAGCGTGTCGGCCGAGGAATCGGACAGGCTGGCCGCGCCGAAGTCCTTGAACAGGCTGACCTCGGCATTGCAGGGCAGCTTCATCCAGTCGCCCAGGCAGTCGATCGCCTTTTCGAGCGTCTCCTCGAAATCCTCGACGATCTGCTGCAGCTTCGACTTCGACGCCTCGCCCTCGGAAATGGTCTGGGTCGCGGTGACGTTCAGGGTCTGCTGGATCAGCAGTTCGGCGCCCAGCTGGCGCATGCGGTCCTCGATGTCGACGATGCTCTGGCGGCCTGCGTCGATCGCGGCGCCGGTGTGCTCGACGAACTTCATATCGGCGTCGGCGCTCGACACCAGCGTGATGCTGTTGGCGCCGACGACGACATTCGCATCCTCGGGAAAGCCCTTGCCGAACAGGATCGGCACGCGGGCGACGTGCAGGATATTCTGCTGGTCGCTGCTGGACTGCCAATGCTCGACATTGGCATAGGCCAGGTCGAGCAGCGGCGACTTGCCGATGCCGAATCCCAGCTTGTAGCCGTAGAAGAAGAAGAACGGGATGTAGGTGAGCGTCGTGACGCCCTGGTCGAAGATGGCCCAGACCTGCCGCCCGGCATTGGTCGGGTCCTGCACCATGCGCCAGACCTGCCAGATGCCCGGCATCAGCACGCGAACCTGCTTGACCTGCTTCTCGCCGAAGTCGCCATCCGGCTCGGTGACGCTCTCCAGCAGGCGCAGCTGGGTCAGCTTAAAACCGATCTTGTCCTGGTCCTTGTCGGCGTCCGTGGCATTCGGATTTCTCGTCACCTTCTCGACGCGCCACCCCAGGATCGACGGCGCGGAATAGGCGCAGAAATACGGGCGGATGCCGGCGGCCTTTTCCTCGGCCACGGTGCGCGTTCCCGGGTTCGGCGGCGCGTCGACCAGGATGCCGCCGATGCCGAACTGCAGGGCTTCGCGCAGGCGCTGCATGGTGAAGCTGGCCAGGGTCGAGTCCTGACCATCGATGTCGTCGAACAGCGCTTCGATCTGCGGCGGCACGCCGTTGATCGACATCTCGCGCGACATCGGCTTGGCCGCCAGCACGTCGACGGTGTTGCTGAAGGCGGCGAACAGAACGGCCTGCCCGAGCCGGATCTTATAGGCGTCCTCGGTTTCCTTGGGGAACTGCGGCAGGAAGGTCTTGCCGGCCGCGCGCATCGCTCCGGTGCCGTCGATCAGCGCCTGGATCATCGGCCACGGCTCGGCCATCTTCTGGACGGCGGCCGATTGTGCGGCGACGGCTGAATTGTCCGGAGTTGCGGCCATGAGGTCCTAGATCGAAAGCTGTTTCGAGGAGGCGGTCGGCGGCTGCACCGGCCAGAAGGCCATGGCGACGGCGTCACCGAGGTTGGGCGACTTCGTGCCCTCGGGGGTCTTGTTGATCAGCAGCTTCAGCCGCGCGCTTTTCCCGGCGACGGGCTGGCTGAGCTCCTTTTCGAGCTTCAGCCGCAGCGGCAATTCGCTGGGAATGACGATCAGATCCTCGGGCCGCCAGGTAAAGCCGGGCTCGTTGATGGCGCGCCAGGTGCGCTCGAAGCGCCGCGCGAGGTTCCACCAGGCCTGGGCCTTCAGGTTCTCGAAGAAGTCCTCGTTAAGCGGGCTGTCCTTGTCGCCGGCGATCACTCGCTCTTTCGGCTTCTGGGCGCCCGCTCCGGCGTTCCATGGTACCAGCCGCAGGCCGGCGGGCAGCAGCTTCTCGTCGCCCAGCCGATTGGTCTCCGCCTTGATGCCGGCGCCGATGCCGATGCAATCATATTGGAGCTCGAAGGGTCCGAGGCCGGTGCAGGCCGAGACCGCATTGCGCGCGGTGACGGCTGTATCGCGGGCCGCCCATTCGGAGACCGACTTGATGAAGATGCCCTTGCGCAGCGCCAGGGCATTGACGTCCGGCCCTTCGTCGGCGACGTCGAGGGCGCCGCCCCAAAGCCCGGTGTCGGTGAGGCGCAGTTTCTTGTCCGCGTCGACCGCGGCGAGAATCCACTCATGCCGGATCATCACGCCCTCGACGCTGGCCGCATAGTTGCGGTCGACCTCCTGGGCGAAGACATGCAGCAGGCCGTCGTCGCGGGCCTTCGCCTTGCGCTGGTCGTACCAGGCCTGGGTCTTCTCAGGATGATCGCGCCAGTCCATGACGAACACGCGCGTCTTGCCCCGCGGCATCTGCGCGCCGCGCACCCAATCGACGCCACCCTCGCGCCGGCGGTGGAAGACGTTGCCGGTACCGTTGACCGACGAGATGTCGATCTGCACGCGGGTATTGTCGGCCAGCGCCGCCTCGATCTTGTCCGGGCGGGCGTAGTGCGCGCTCTCGTCCTTGAAATAGATCAGCTTGCGGCCGCCGCGGCCGATATTGTCGCCCGCCTCGCCGGTGATCGTGGCGCCCGTCTCCGGGTTCACGATCCGCATATAGGCCATGTGTTCGTCGGCGCCGAATCCGGCCGGCAAAAATTCGACCGGCAAGCGCCCGATGATGATGCGCAGCTTCTCGAAGATGCTGTCGGGGTCGCCGATCTTGTCGACCAGCTGGCCCTTGCGGCTGCCCCAGCCGACAGCGGCGCCGGGCCAGAATAGCCAGAGATAGACCGAGACGGCGGCGCACAGCCAGGTGGCGCCCATGTCGCGGCACTTCTCGACCAGTCCGCTTTCCTGGTCGCGCAGGCAGCCGATCAGGAACTCGACCAGATCATCCTGGCGCAGAAACAGCACGAACGGCATGTGCGCCGGCTTGTCGATGCTGCCGGCCACGCGAGGATCGTAGGTGTCGACCCAGTGATTGATGAACGCCTGCGCGCCACCGGCCGATGACCGGTAGAACTCCTTGGCGCCCTGCAGCAGGATCGGTTGAGCCCTGAACCTGTTCAGCTGCTCCAGGCGCCAGGCGAAGACCGCGTGATAGTCCGGCGGCCAGGCGTCATTTCTGAGGGTTGAGGGAGGCAGCATAGAGATCCGCAGCCTCCTTGACGCTCATCTCGCTGGTCACGGTGGCGACCGGGCCGCCGCCCTTGCCGGTCAGTTCGATCTTGTCCTTGAAGGCGCCCAAGGCGCGGCCGATCATCTCGTGCAGCTTGGCGCGGTCCACGTGGAGCGCCTTCTGGCCGTCCTTGCCGATCTGCATACCCTCGTAGAGGCGGCGTGCGGCCGGGGAAAGCGTGCGGCTGTCCTTGAAGATCAGCCGGCCGATTCCCTCGCCGCGGCATTCCGGGCAGTCGGGACAGGGCGCGCGGGTGATGTCGTAATCCAGGCCGCCGATCTCGGCAGGCGGCGGCTCGCGCTCCTTGACCTTGTCGCTCAAGCGGTCGTATTTGCGCTCGGCGGCGCGGAACTCGGCTGGCGTCCACTGATATTCATGGTCGACGCCCCAGCAGTACCGGCAGTTGACGCGGCGATACTCGACGATCTCGTTGATGTCGACGTTCGCCATCTCGACCCACTGGCGAACCAACTCGTCTTGGTCGATCTGCAGCCGCTCGATCCGCTCGGCTTTCAGCTCGGCGATCCGGGCCTGGATCTCGGGCCATTTCAGCCAGAGCGAGGCGCGGTTCCTCGCGCACTTCTCTGTGATGCCGACGAAGCGGGCAGCGCGCGCGCCATCGCCGTTGAAAGCGTATTCGACGCAGAAGGTTTCGTGCTGGGGGGTGAGGCGGCGGGTCATCGCACTGCCTCCTGAAAACGCCGCGACAATGGCTCGGCGTTTTCTTCGCCTGCCTTCGTCGTCAGCTTGGAGCGATCTTTTTGGTTCCGCCGACTATGTCCTTTGCGACTGGGCTTGTCAAGATGTTGGGCCTGCTTGCGCCTCTCAGGCCCTATATGCGCTTGCTCGATGCGGATCTCGGTGTCGCGGCCGAAGACGTTCAGCCGCACCGTCGCGGTCTCGTAGTCGGCGGCGGTGCAGACGCCGGCCCGGCCACCGAAAGGGCCGTCGATGATGTCGAGGATGAAATCGACCTGGCCGAAAGGATCGTCGACCGATTCGTCAAGGATCAGCTTGCCCTCTCGGAAATAGACGTCGAGGGCCTTGGCGAGTTGCGCGCGGGAAACCTTGGCCTCTCCGCCCTGGGTGCAGCGCATGATCAGATCGATCAGGCTGTCCGGCACCGGCGACGGATATTGGCAGTGCAGCGGCAGAATGCCTGCGACGCCCATTACCTTGGTCTTGATCAGCGTCCAATGCTGCGGCGCCTCGCGGCGGCAATCGGAGCGGAAAAACAGGTATCCGGGGAACATCGGTTCGATGTCCTCGACCAGTTTCAGGTTGCGGACCCGAGAGACCTTGAAGTGAGGCCAGAGCACCGGAAACGCCGGCCGCCCGGAGAACGGATCGGGCCGCGCCAGCTTCTTCGCCACGATCGCGTCGAATTGCGGCTCGACCGCCAGCACGTACCACCTGTCCGACATACCACATCTCCCGCCTCTGGCCGGCGCTTGCCACAAGGGCTTGTGCCGGTGTATCTATTGGACTTCCGCACGAGCTAGCGGCTTTCTTGTCAGAGACTGGTGATGCACACCCCGGCGCCGCGCCAACGGCGGCCGGGGTTTTTCATTGGAATGTCGCCTCCTGCATCTGGGCGACCATCCATTCGGCCAAAGCCTCCGAATCGGTCTCGCGGATCATCGTCCACGGCATCTCGATCCTGATGACCTTGTCGTCCATAGCGACGCCGAAGGTGAAACTGTCGCGCTTCAGCGCGGCTGCTATCTTTCCGCCAGGATCGTTGGCGATTTTCTCGCCTCTCGCTGCTGCCTTGAGACTTTTGACAATACCTCTTGCTTGCGCCTTGAGGGCGCGGCGCGGCGATCCGGCGGTCGTCATTTTCCCACCTCGATCACCTTTGCGCAGACCGGCTTGGTCCAGCCGCGCATGAGTTCGCCGCCAGCCGCATGGCAAGGACCGGCAAGCGTCGCGTATTGCCAAATCGGAATGCCCATGGCCGCCAAGACGATGAGCGCCAGAAGCGCTGCCAGGATTTTCTCTTTTATCGCTGCGTCCTCCTTATCCTGGCCGAAGCCGCGCGGCGCCCATGCCGGTTGTTCGGCAAATCGGCGGTCTCATATTCGAGGCGCTTCAGCCGCTCAATCTGGGCCTCCGCCTCCTCGATTTTGGCCTGCAGGGCCGGATCGCTCGGGCGGTCGAAGTCTTCCCGCGCTTTCGCCAAGCCGCGCTCCTGCTGTTCGAAGAGGGCTTCGCGCTCGTCTGCGGTGATTCGGCGCAGGAGCTTGGTCTGTTCGTAGCCGCTCATGACCGCATCGCCTCTTCCGCCGCCCGATAGACCGGGCTTGAGCTGTTCACGACGCCGGTCTTGATCGCTGCCAGCAGGTCGCGCGTCGCCTGCTTGATGCGGACGTTCTCGGCCAGCACCTCGTCGAACCTCCTGGCCCGGCTTGCTTCGTTGGCCTTGCGCGTCTCCCAGCCCTTCCTGGCAGCGTCGGTGCGGCCGATGGTCGAGGCGCGGGTCATTGCCGGTCACCTTTTGTCACCGAGTTACCCTTTGTGACTGGCGCGCCTTCGTAGACCAGGTCGGCGCCATGGGCAGCGCAGGTCATGCGCCGCGTGTCCATGCCCTGCTGTTCCAGCCAGGTGCGCAGCTCGCCGCGGCGGTCCATGTCGCTGGCCTCGGCGGCGGCGAGGCGGATGGTGACGGTTTCATCCGACATGGTCGGCCTCCTCGGTTTCGTTGCTAACGGCGCCGATGCCTGGCGCGAACCCGATCTCGACCAGCACGTGATGAGGAACCCTGCATCCAGCCTCTCCGGGCTGTGGCCCCCAATGGTCGAACCACTTCCCGGCCTGGTGGCGGCGCATGCGGTGACGCCATTGCTCATCCTCAGCCTCAGCGTCACCGATAGGCTCTGCTTGGCGTTGCTCGGTGCGCATCCTGGCCAGTTCATCGGCGAAGGCTTTGACCAGCAGGGCGATGGGATTTCCCCTCAGGCTGAACCCGGGTCGATTGGCGAGACGCTGGGCGACGGCCAAGATGGTCTCGGGACTGTTGCCCTGAGCGTTCAGGTCTCGAAGCTGACCGAAGTGACCCATGAACGATTTCGGGTCGACGCCGAACGCTGAGAGGATCGCATTTCCGAGTTCCAGCAATTCGGCGTGCTCTAAGCTAGCCTCTGGCTTCTGGCTTCTGGCTTCTGGCTTCTGGCTATTACCATGGGGCTCGGGAGGCCGCTCAGGCGCTCGCTCTGCCGGGCGCTCTGTTTGCCGCTCGGGAACGCGCTCATCATCGTCACCGAGCGGTGCGAAAATTCCCTTTTTATTTCGGGCACTTACTGAACCGCCGACTGAGCCATTTTTCTTGTTCGTTTTGCGCGCTTTTTCTTCCTTAACCATGCGCCGGGAGTAGATATTTCCGTGCCGATCTCGCGAAAAAACTCGGTTATTTTCGAGTTCGGTTACCAACTCGGCGATTTGATCCGAGGGCTTTCCGACCAGACTGGCGAGGGCGTCGGTGGAGACGGGGCGACCACTCACGAAGAGGAAACCGACGGGGTCCGCTTCGGCGCAGATGCATAGCATGCGCATCCATAAGCCCTGCGCGGCCAGGCTGCAAATCCTGAGCTCCTTGTCGGCCTCCCAGTCGCTCCAGAAGAATTTCGCCCATGGATTACCGGTCATGCCAATCTCCCGCGCCGCTGCTGGGCGCTTGGTGCAGGTTGCTGAATTTGGTGAGGCGCCCATCGAAGTGGGCTTTGACGCTGTCGGCGCTGCCGTGCCTGTTCTTGGCGATAAGCACCTCGGCAGTATTGCGGCATGCGTCCAGAAGGCGCTCCCAGGAGGCGTAGCGCGCATTGAACTTGTCGTCGCTTTCGTCGGCCCGGCGGTTAGGCTCCGCGCGCTCCAGGTAGTATTGCTCCCGGTAGATGAACAGCACGGCATCGGCGTCCTGCTCGATCGAACCGGATTCGCGCAGATCGGCCAGCTGAGGCCGCTTGTCCTCGCGGTCCTCGACCTTGCGGGATAGCTGTGACAGCGCCAGAATCGGCACGTCGAGTTCTTTTGCCAGAGCCTTGAGGCCGCGGGTGATCTCCGAGACCTCCTGCACACGGTTCTCCAGGCCCCTGCCGGTGCCAGGTCCACGCATCAGCTGCAGATAGTCGATAACGATCAGGCTTAGGCCATGCTTGCGCTTAACGCGCCGGGCCCGAGTACGGATCTGAGCAACGGACAGGCCGCCGGTGTCGTCGATATGGATGGGCAGCGCCTTGATCTCAGCGCCCGCTTCTACGGCTCGGGCCACGTCAGCGCCCGATGCGGTACCCTGGCGTAGTCGCGCGCCCTCAATGCCCGATGCGGCGGAGATCGACCGGTGAGCAAGCTGCTCCCGGCTCATTTCGAGCGAGAAAACCGCGACCTGTTTTCCGCTTCGCGCGGCAGCTTCTGCGATCGTCAGGCCAAGGGCGGTCTTTCCCATACTGGGACGGCCGGCGAGGATGACGAGGTCCGAGTTATGCAGTCCGCCGAGCCGCGCGTCGAGATCAACCAGGCCGGTGGTGACGCCGATCAATTTGCCGTCGGCCTTAAACGCGGCGTCTATGGCCGCCAGAGCAAGTTCGACGGCGCCGGCGATGGGCTCGGTCCGGTCTTTTTCCGTCACAGCGCCTGTGATGCTGGCGATCTCGACCTCAAGCCCCTCAAGCAACGCGGCGCCGGTGATGTCGTCGCTGGTGCTGGCCAGCATCTGGGCTGCTTCCTGAAGCGATATCATGGCGCGGCGGCGAAGCCACATGTCGGCGACACGGCGCGCGCGCTCCTCGACGAACCCTGGCAGCGTCAAGACGACGGCACCGCAGAGATCCATCAGATACTTGCCGCCACCGAGCTCGATATAGGCCGGATCGTCCTTGAGCCTGGCGTTGATCCCCGGCGGCGTGATGATCCTGTTCTCGGCATATGCCTCGGCGATGACGCTCCAGATTGCGATGTGGCCGTCGTGGGCGAAATGTTCGGGCCGCACGATCTCGGCGGCGATCTCAACCAAGCTCGCCTTCATCATGACGGCGCCCAGCAGCGCTTGCTCAGCCTCAAAATCGACGGGCAACTCGGGGATCAGGCTTTCCGGGCTATCGGGGTGCATGACGGTGAGCGCGTTCATGGCCGTCCGTACCCCTTGCGCTCGGCCGCAGCCAATTCCGCGTGGGTGACCCAGACACTGAAATCGCGCAGCCGGATAATCGCGCGCGCCCGAATCCTGCCAGAGCCGTCGCAGCGCGTGAGGAAGTAATGACCCGACAATGTCGGTGGCTGCAGCGGCGCGGGATATCGATCCCGATATTCGTAATTCATTCCGCCGCCTGCCTTCCGGCGATGCCGGTTCTCTGCATAGCCCTGTCCACCCATCCCCGGTCGTTGATGCCCTTCAGTTCCGCGATGGCTTCCATATCCCGGCGCGAGGTCGCGATCTCGACGGCGTCCTGCAGCGTCATGGCGGCGACCACCTCGGGCCGGCGGCCGGCGATGCTGGGCAGGTGCCAGACGGTGTCCAACGCGCCCTTCTTGGCCTTGGGATAGCCGCAGCCGCAGCCGGGGCAGTGGTCGGCTTTCTCGTGCACGCGCCAGCAGCGGACGCAGCGGCTGGTCGGCGCGACCTGGCGCTCGAGGCCCTTCAGGCCGCCTTCCAGTGTCCATGGCCTGGGCGCGTCGTACATTCCATGCCGGGCCGTGTTCATGACTAGGTCGAGGATGACGGCGTGCGACTTGTCCGGGTGAGGCCGGAGAGCCCGGCCGATCTGCTGGATGAATAGCGAGGTCGACTCGGTCGGCCGCTCAAGGATCGCCACCGCGATTTCGGGGCAGTCGAACCCCTCGCCCAGCAAGCTCACGCTCGTCAGGATCTGGATGCGCCCGCTGGCGAGGCCCTTGACGGCGGCGGCGCGCTCGCGGGCCGACATGGTGCCGTCGACGGATTGCGCGCTCCAGCCGGCGGCGCGGTAGGCGGCAGCCGAAGCCTCCGCCATCTCCACGGTCGGGCAGAAAACCAGCGCCGGCTGGCCCGGCGCATGGCGCGCATACCAGCGCCGGCCAATCACCGCCAGCTGGGCGCGCTGCACCTCGGCCGCCATGTCGGATAGCTTGTAGTCGCCGCCCAGCTTGGGCACCGAGCGCATGTCCAGATCGGTCGGCGGCGAATAAACGATCGCCGGCGCCAGGTAGCCCATGGCGGTCAAATCGCGGCTTCCGGGGCACTGCACGATACGGTCGAAATGGTTGCCTTCACCCAGGCCGCGGCCGTCCAGCCGGAACCAGGTGGCGGAAAGGCCGACGCGTTGGGCCCGCACCGCGGCCGATACCACGCCATTCCAGCCGCTGGCGACGATGTGCTGCGCCTCGTCTATGAAGATGAAGTCGAGGCTTTCCAGCCAATCGCAGATGCCGCCGAGCCGGGCGGCCAGGGTGTCGACCGAGCAGATGTGGAACCGCTCGGGGCCGATTTCATGGCCGGGCATGACGCGGCCGTGCGGAATGCCATACAGGGCGGCGCGTTCGCTGGCCTGGTCGCACAGTTCCACGCGGTGCGCCAGCCACGCGCCGCGCTTGCCGGCGTCCAGCAGGGTCTTGACGACGGACATGCCCATCGTGGTTTTGCCACTGCCGACCGGGCTCTCTACCGCAACGCCGCGGCAGCCGCGCTGCAGATAGGCCAGGGTTTCAGCGACGGCGCGGGATTGGTAGGGGCGAAGCTGAACCGTCATCGCGCCCCGCCCTCCAGGTCTATCCCGGCGCTCGCCGGCTCTGCATCCGGCGCCTTCATCAGCACCGAATGCCGGCCGTTGTGCGTGTCGGACAGGTCGTCGGATACGGTCCATCCCTTCGCCTCGTATTCGGCGCGGCGGTGGTGCGGGATGAATTGGAAGGTGCCTTCGGTCATTCGGCAGCGCCATCGAATAGGCACTGCTGCGCCTTCTTGATGCTGCGCAGGTTCGCGATGGCCTGGCGGAAATAGCTCTCCTTCAGCTCGACGCCGATCGCCTTGCGGCCCATCTCGACCGCGCAATAGATCTCCGACCCGATGCCCGCGAACGGGCTAAAAACGACATCGCCGGGATTGCTCCACAGGTCGATGCAACGGCGGATCGGCGTGAGTTGGAGCGGGGAAATATGCCGCTCGTCGGCTTCCTCGCGGGCGCAGCGGAACGAGAGAACATCGTTTTGGTTGATGTCCATCCAGCAGGACTCGGCGTAACGCTGCCAGACCGCCACGGAGAACCAGGGATCGCCTGGGCGCAGCATGTCGACACCCTGGCTGTTCTCGTTGCGCAGAGGACCTTCCGGGGGCGCCTCATCGCCGTAATAGGCATCGAATGGCCCCGAGATGGGTTCGGGGTTGTCGCCCGGCTTGCGCATCATGACCATGTAGTCGGCCGCCGCCATCCGGCTCATGGCGCTGTCCTTGCAGATCTGCTTGTGCAAGAGGCCGATCGCCTTGGATCGCTGCATGGCCGAGACAGGGTCCTTGCGGATCATCACCTCGGAGTGGAAGTGCATGCCTTCAGCCTGGAAGGCGCGGATGATCTCGCCGCGGAAATCGCGCATGCCGATGAACCCATCACGGGTCTTGCTGGTCGGGAGCTGCATGCAATGGGTGGCGATCAGCCGGCCCGGCACGGTGGCGCGTACCATCTCCTTGATCAGGAAGCGGTAATGCTCCCAGAACACGGCCGCGCTCTTGTTATTGGAGATGTCGCGTGGGTTGTCGCTGAAGGTGTAGAGCGATTCGAACGGCGGCGAATAGATCGTGAAGTGCACAGAGTTGTCCGGTAGGCCGCGCGCCACGTCGACGCAATCGGCATTCCAGATGGTCCAGTCTTCGCCATGCTCTTGGGCCAGCACGAGGGGCTGATTCACGCCGCCATCCATCTGGGAAGCTCCATCGGTTGAGTGGGTTCGTAGGTTGAGGCGGTCTGCCGGCCGCCGCGAATTTCTGCGGTTGAGAGGTCTTTCATGTGATCGACCATCGCGGCCATCATGGCGTCGTACTTCGCCTCCTTCTTCTTGAGGTTGGCGACGACCGCGCCCTCCAGTTCGGAAGCGATGAGCCAGCCGTGTACGTCCTGCTCCTGGCCGAAGCGCCAGAAGCGGCGGATCAGCTGGAACAGCTGCTCGAAGCTGTCATTGAGGCCGACGCAGACGAACTTGCGGCAGTGCTGCCAGTTCATGCCGCGCGAGGCGATTTTCGGCTTGGTCAGGATCATGCGCGGCTCGCCATGCGCGAACCCGATCAGGCGCTCAGCCTTCAGCTCGGGCTTGTCGCTGCCGCGCACCTCGACCAGGCCGGGCACCAGGGCGCGGATCGCATCGGCTTCGTCATTGAGGTTGCACCAGACCGCCCAAGCGTCGTCAGGGCCGTTCTCGGCGATGATCCTCGCCGCCGCCTCGGCGCGCTCTTTCACGGTGTCGCGGCGCACGGCGATCCGGTCCTGCAGGGTCTGCGCGGCCACCGGGAACAACATCCCCGCCAGGGGGCGCGCTTCGGTGGCTACCGTGACCTGATGCAGATGCAGCGGCGGCAGATGATAGCCCGGCTCGTCATAGCCAAGGTCGTTCGGGTTCTGGATCACGACCGCCCAGGACGCCACCCAGCGCCAGAAGTCGGAGGCCGCGTGACGCTTCAGCCGCCACTCTTCGCCGTTGGGGTCGGCGCGCACCGATCCCTCATGGACGAAATACATGGCGAGCATTTCCTTCTCGCTCATCACGTCGAGGAATTCGGCATGCGTTCCCAGCTCAGTGTAATCGTTCGGCGCCGGGGTAGCGGAGGCGCACAGCTTGTAGAAGGTCTGCCGGCAGGCGTCGGTGATTTCCATTCTGGTCTTGCCCGACGCGTCCTTGATGATGCCGCTTTCGTCGAGGACGACACCGGCGAAGTCGGACGGGTCGAAGCTGGCCAGGCGCTCGTAATTGGTGACGACGATGTCGCCGGCCGCGGTCTTCTGGCTCTCGGCGTAGCGCACACCATCGAAGCCCCATTTCGGCGCTTCTTCCTCAACCGTCTGCCGGGCCACGCCGAGGGGCGCGAACACCAGAACACGACCTTGGGTTTCGTGCGCAACGGCGCGCGCCCAGGACAGCTGCTGCACAGTCTTGCCGAGGCCGGTTCCCTCGAATAGGGCGGCGCGGCCGCGGCGTAGTGCCCAGCGCACGATGTCGCGCTGGAAGGGCTTTAGGAATGGCGGCAGGGTATTGCCGGGATCGAAGCCGATCGACGGCGCGACGTTCTGCTTGCGCGCGAGGAAGGCATCATAGGATTCGGCCATGCGCTCGGGGTTGATGTCGAGCTCGGTGAGGAGGGCGGAGGTCATTCAGCGGCCTCCGCGAAGGCCTGCGGCACATTGGCGCGCCACAGCAATTCGGACATCTCGCGCGGCACGCTGTTGCCGACCAGGCGGAAGGTTTCCGTCTTGGTCAGCGGCCGATCGATCCAGACCCTGCCGAACTCGTCCGGCACGGCATCCGGATC